CTCGCTTTGGCTATCTTCCCACATCTTATGTAATGCGGGATATTCAAATCGACTCGATGGCGAATCTATTATTTCTACGGATTCATTTGAAAGATCAGATTGATTGATTTTGTTTTGTATAAAATCAAATGACTTCTGATAATTTATCAGGTCTTTGTTGCAACCTATGAATATTTTTATTTTCAAAGGTATTGTTTGTAGTTTGCTAGGAGTCCGTTTGATTTGGAATACCACCCTTCTCCGGTGTATACATCCATCACATCCGCGAAATACTTCTCATACATTGGTGCTACCTTCTCCAAGGTGAAGTTCTCTCCGAAGGTTCTGCAATCGCGGGGTTCGATCATATTAATGCTGTTAATCGCTTCTACGTAGTCCCCCATCGTGCGGCAGCGGAATCCCGTTACACCATGCAGGTTATTCTCTGTGAAGCTACCCCAGTCGGATGTGATCGTCGGAGTCCCAGATAGTAGGTTCTCTACTTGGACACCACCGAATGGTTCTACATACTGGCTAGGGACAAAGGATGCTTTGGCTTTCGACATTAGCCTCTTCCTAGTAGGGACGTCAGCGTAGCCTACATACTCTACATGGTCTGGTAGTTTGTAACCTTCCTCTTTTTGTCCTGCGATGACTAGCTTTACTCCTGCCCGTTTAGTGGCATCTATGGCGATATCTACACCCTTTCCACTATACACCCTGCCCAGATAGAGGAAGTAATCTTCTTTCTTATCACAGAAATCGAAGTCTTCTTTATCGAAGTAGTTTGGGATGACTACGGCATAGTTATCTTGCTGGCATTGTCCTACTGCCTGCATCCCGCAGAACGCATGGTATATTGCGTAGGATTCAAATACCTTCCACCGCGCCCAGTGTCCGCCAGCATACCCAATGCCCGGCTCAACTGTAATAAGGTCAGGATGAGCATCACAGATTGGTCTTACTCCGCTTCCCCAGAATGGGAGAATGAAGTCATTCTTCTTCTTGCGCTGACCGATAGCTTTAATGGCATTCCGGTAGAATGTTTGGTATGCATGGTCTTGCGTGTTGAACTTGAAGAATGTCTTCCTCCAGTCATGGGAACCATAGCTCTTATTGAAGTCATCGTTGGTTAGGACAGGGACGTGTTCTGTGCAGATCAAGTCTGAATCTTCGTGTCCGTAGTGGATGACTTCATGGCCTCGCTCGGTCATCATTTTCCCGAACTTAACTACCTTTTGGGTATAAGCGCAGGCGTTGAACTCCTTGGAACTTACTGTGTGAGGCAAGCCGAGGATGTGGAATCTGAATTTATCGTTTCCGATACTCATAGGTTTTTTAGTATTTTCTTTGCCCAATCTGGGGTGTCTTCTGTGACTGATCCCGTCCAGACAACATTGGGTTCTATTTCTTTTTTCTTTAGGTAGTTTCGGTTGGATAAGACAACAAGGACTTCGTTGGTTGTGAATCGGAATCCACACTTACACGCTCTCCTCCGCATTACTGTCTTATTGATCTTCCTGCTGTTAACTACTGACGTTACTTTACCGCATTCTGGACAGGTCATTTCTTATCAAATACAGGCATGAAAGTAGCCTTCTTCATTCCGCGTTTATCGAAGAACTTCTCACAGGCTTTTACGATCTCCTTGGAGTTAAGTGGGTATTTCCACCCTACCCGTCCATCGTCATTCGATAGGTTCTCTGTGTTATTCTTTCCGTTGATTTTCATTTCATTGACTTGCTACCACGGCAACGCCATTTTTTACGTGACAGGTTGTTTGGTGAGTTAGGATCGCTTTTCCAATCGCCCTTAATCTTCGCAGAACGAGCGCAGTATGCGTCACCACGCTTTGATCCCGGATCAACATTTGCTCCTTTTTGTCCGTAAGAAACCTTGCGGGTTCTTCCAGTCTTTGCATTTTTTACTATTTTAACTGACGCTTTGCCAGTTGCGGGTTTTGATTTCATTTCTTTTTTCTCTATAATATTGAGTTTTGCTTGTCGCTCCAGCTATTTGCCATGGTTCTTGTTTGTATTGCAAAGGCAGAAGGATAATATTTTCATCTCCGATTTTTTCAGCTTTTATGATATTGCTGGATTGCAGTATTCCGTGATTTCTTCCAAGGTCTTTTCTTTTAAACCATCGAGAAACAATTGAACTTCTGACTCCAAATCTATCACCAGCAAGTTTTAAACTATCAAATGATTCTATTTTGCCACATTTATAGTAAAAAACATATTTATTTCTGATCTGCGATTCTGATATTTTCTTTTTATGGTTATCTGAAAATTTAATTCCAGCCATTGGAGCGGATGCGCTTTTGCAAAAGTTTAAACAATTATCGTTACCGATATTCTCGTCCAAATATTTTTGCTCTTCATCAAGAACAGATTCCTCATCGCAAAGAACAAGTATCTTGAATGCCATTGCATCTTCTCCATATTTATCAAAACATCTTTGCAGTCGTTGATTGCGATGTTTTCCAGATCGTAGTTTTGTTATATGGTTTTGCTTTCGGGCGTAGATATTGATGCTGCTGCCATAGTATTTATAGCCAGCAATTTCAATTTCATATACACCCGCTCTCTTTTCCATTACTTTTTCTTTGCTGTTTTCTTGGATTGAATAAATGCTTTAGCTGTTGGCGCACCTTTCGAGCCAACCTTCCTCATCTTCTCGCCACTACCAGCGGCGATGCGTTTTTTCTTTTGATTAATATTATAGTAAAGTCCTTTATTCATAATTACTTTTACTTTTTAGATATTCCTGCGCGTGATAGAGCAATAGCCAATGCTTGGGAGCGACTTTTAGCCATAGGTGCTTTCTTCGGGCCTTTAGGGTCAATACCAGCCTTCAGTTTGCCAGCTTTGTATTCACGCATTGTTTTTGCCACTTTCGCGGCTTTACCTGCTTTTGTTGTTGGTTTTTTCATAATCCATCCATTCCATCTCTTAATAGTTTGAAGAACGTGGAGGCAGAGATTGTAACCTTCCAGTCTTTGTTGTTTTTCTTATGAGCGCAAGCCCACGCAATGCCTTTAGCATCTCGCTCGGCCTGCTCACAAGCCTTATCTAAATTCAAGTTCTGAACGTGCTTCACCTCAAAGTGGAGTTTACCTTTCAGTTCTTCACAGACTACATCCGGTGAGTCTTGACCACCAGCAAATTGCTGTCCTCGTTTAGCATTGAACCCTTGGGCGCGGAGTTCATCCCGCCACTGGCGTTCTGCTCTAGCTCCTTTAGCTCTTGAGTTAATCATTTCGTGCCATCCCATCCAGCGGCTTTGCGCCAGCGGTTTATTGTCTCAGAATCAACGTGCGGCAAAAATGCATCTCCAGATTGCCACATCTCCCTCAACGCCTCCCTCGCCTCGTCGCGCTCGCGTTCCGCTAACCTCTTCTGGCGCATTTGGTCATCAGCCGACCGATTAGCTATCTCCAAAGCCGATTTGTGATCTGCAAGTTCGGCCCTCGCCTCGTCGCGCTCGCGTTCTAGCCGTTTTAGAACCTTCATAGCAAGGTCTCGCTGGTATTGCATATTATCCAAATCGAAAAGATGGTCTGTTTCTGGTGTGTCACTCATATTATTTATTGGCTAACAATTCGCGTTTTTTTCTTCGTGCTTCACAAGCAAGTTTGGCTTGCTCTACTCTTGATGCTTTTCCAGCTTCAATTAATTTCTGATCCAATTCATCTTGTCTCAAGATTTCAATAACTCCGATTGCTTTTATGAATGCTTCTTTTTCTTTTTTAGAAACATGGTTTTCAAAAAACTTTTGTGAATCCATTTGTTATCAGGTTAGGGCAACAAGCTATCTACATCTTGTAGTTCTGTCAATACTTTTGTTTCAGAGAAGTATTCATGGTATATCTTCATTCCTTCACTCCAGTAATTATCTGCGATACAATATCTTTCTTTGTCGAAAGACTCCCAGATCGTCAGGGCAGCGTCCATCAGCCTAGATGCTTTTGCGAATGCTTGGTCAGTTGTCATCAGTATACCTCTTCTAGTTTTGAAATGTCACCACGCATGATGACTTCCGTTGTGTAGTTCCTCGCGCCACGGCGGTTCTTCTTGATTGTTAACATACTCTTGGTCTTTAGGTGTTCGATATACACAACTTGGTCAGAGTGCATCCCGATTGCCCGTGATTCGCGTAGTCTTCCCTCATCGTTTAACTGGGAAGCCGTCAGCATAATCGAATTATTCTTGAGTGCAGCTACCTTTAACCGCCTTGCTATCTCGGAAATCTGTCCTTCGCGGCTGTCTGAACCATCAAAAGAGATGATTTGCAGGTAATCTACAACAATCACATCTGCCCGTTTTTCCCCTGTGTATCGTGCGATATTGGCCTCAATTTCGGTGATATCGGCTATTCCGTCTACGATTTCGATGGGTAACTGGTGCAATTTGAGGAGTGCCGCGCTGATGGCTTTCAGTTCTCCTTGGTTTACATTCTTGTAATCCTCTGGTTCGCGGATTGGATAGCCTGCCAAGTTGCAAGCCATGCGGGTCAGGATGTCTTTAGCCTTCATCTCTAGGGAAAAGAACAGGACTGACTTTCCATCCAGTAGATTTGCGAGTGCAGATTGGACTAGGTATATGGATTTACCACCGCCCGTCTCCGAAGCTACAGTCATCATCTCTCCTTTGTGCATACCACCCTTTAGCGCACGATCCACTTTTGTAAGACCAGTAGTAAAGCATTCGTTTACCGCTTTACCTTCCATCTCATCAATGATCTCGATGATGATATCTTTGACTGGTTTTACTTTGACTGTCCGATCTTCCGCGCACTTCATTATCGTTTCCGATAACGAGCGAAGGTCAGCCTTGCCAAGCCGTAGGTCATTCTCGGTTTTCTCAATGATAGAGATGGCATCGCGGTAGCCCTTCATCTTGTGAAGATTCTTCCGGTAGTCATCGGCCATGTCTTGGCACACCTTACCGGATGCGATCTTCATCGTGCATAAAGTGTCGTGGACAGATTCTTCACCGCCGACTTCTTCTAGCTGTCCAGTTGCTTCAAGCTCTGCAATCGCGGAGAATTGACAGCAAGAGCCTGTCCGCTGGTGAACCCCTTGGAGGGCATTAAAGATGATTCTGTGGGCAGGTAGCGCGAAATAATCACTATCCCACGTTTGTTGGGAAAGGATATTTCGGTCGGTTGCTATCAGCGACAATGCTGCCGCTTCACTCTTGTGTGCTATTGGGACTTTTTTCATAAGGTTAAAAATTGGCGAAACGTTTTTCTTCGGGTTTAGTTCGGTTAATCCATCCAGAGAGGAATTGCTGGGTGAGCTGGCGGTTTGGTTTCGCCAGTATCCAAGTCTTCGCTTTCTGAACCTCGCGTTCGACGTCCTTGTCGGGGTTAAGGCGAATCAGTTCGTTGATGAAAGCATCGTCTACGAGTTTCGGTTTTCTCGGCGATTTAGTCTTGGGGGGGATTTGTGCGCATGAAACGGAATTAACCTTCTTAACAGTGTTGGGGGGTCTTGAATCAATTGCGTTAGCAATTCCATCCTCGGTATTGGAATCATCATTGGTTTCAGAAATAAATTTATTTGAGGAATGCGAGGCCATTGCCGAGTTTTCCTCTTCCCCTTGAAAAGGGGTTAGGGGTTTTTGTTTCTCTGTTTGTTTCTCTGTATATTGTTTAATATGACGCGCACGCGCGGAACGGGAAGAATCTTCCAAATGGTCTGGAAGAATCTTCCAAATGGATGTGGAAGAATCTTCCAATTGGTCAGCCCTTTCAGATGTCAAAATTGTGAGTGCAGATTGGCTGATTGTGTAATACTTCATTGCCTTTCCAGCCTGCAAATCGAACTGTTTTGACTTAACCAAACCCATAGATTCAAGCGTCCGAAATACTTCTCCGATTGTCCTTGTTGACCAAAACGGAAACGAAAATTCGCGCCATTGCTC